TGATAATTAAAATATTAGAAATCTTATTTGTTATATCAATAGGTTTTACCTTTTTTTGCTTAGGCTTTTCATTTTGTAAATATGGAATTAAAAAAGGCTGGAAGTTTAAAGAGGATTAATTTCCTCTTTACTTTAAAGCTACTAATTCCTTAATTGTTAAAGTATCTCCACTTTTTGAAATTAAATCAGATAAGGTAATTTTTCCTTCTTTGTATAAATTATATCTACCCTCTCCAAGATATTGCTTTTGAAATGCTTTATCTTTTGTTTCAAACCATTCACTCGCAGTCATTTCAGCCGGGACTGATCCATCCATACTTGCACGAACTCTGTTAGGAACTTCATCTAAATCAATACCTAGTTCTCTAAATGATTTGATTAGTGGCAAAAGAATACATCTACAATTAAACCCAAAAGGAACTCTTGCAAAAGAATATTTTTTACCTTTTTCATTCAGTCCTTTTTTATCCAGTCCCCATTCTGCTCCATCTCTTAATAGATGTTCAGGACGAACTCTACCATCAAAAGTCGATTTCCAAACATAACCCTTAAATATATCTTCATTTTCATTAATAGTTTGCATTCTTGCATCATTGCTTATTGTAGATACAGCAGTCCTTGCAAGAGTCTGTGAGTGTCTTAAAGATGTTCCAAGTATATTCTTAAGATTGTTAGTTACTTCCTTGTTCGTCTTACCTTGAATAATACTTTGTCTAACCTCACGTGCTACATCAAACTGTAATGATTGCTCTAAACTACCGAACCAATTCTTAATAGTAGCACCTTCCATAAGTGAAGCATTTGCAATTTTGTTTATAGTCTTATTTGTTGGTAGTGTAGTAGCTATATCAATCCCTGCTGCAGCATTTACAGCGTTTAACATAAACTTACTCTCATCTTGTGCTAAAGCGTTTAAATCGTTACCTAATTCAGCATATGGAATAACTAAATCTTTTTCAAGTAGTTTAATTAATCGTTCGCTTTGTTTAATTGTTAAATCGCTTTCATTTATTCTTTTAGATATGTTTTTAAGCAATTCATCATATACTTTTGTTAAGTCATTAGATACCGATCCTTTAATCCTCTCAAGAATTAAAGAACGCTCTAATAATAAATCTTGTAGCTTTTCGTTTGCTGTCATTTTCTATTCTTTTACAGGTTGCACGCTCATCGTAGGTGCTTCACTCTCTAGCTGCATCTTATAAGTTTCTGCATCAACATCTTTTTCAATAATATTAGCTTTTTGCATATTGTTAAAGTAAGTATTATAAGTAATCATTCCACCTTGAACTTCTAATAGTAGTTGCTTTCTTTCAGCGTCTGTAAGCTTATCAGTACCAAAGTTACTATTTAATTGATAACTAATATTTGAGCTGTTATATCCTGCAAAATCACAATAATATTGTAAAGCAAATTTTAAAGCCATTGATATATTTTTAGCAATTGAGCTTAATATAGCTTTCTCGCTATTTTGTTTTAATTCCATAGCTTGAGCAGATTCACCCACATTTTTATCATCTTTAAGCATTTTAGCACCTAAGAATGCCATTCTATTTTCTAATTCTAAAATATAGTTTTCTAATGCTCCAAGTCCTTCGGCTTTTAACTCTAATATACCGATTTTTGCATCAGGTTCTGGTAAAGATATAAATGTATCACTTCCAAGTCTTATTTTCTCATTTTCTTCTGGATGATGACCTGTAATATATGGAGTTGGTACACCTATGAAATGAAGAGCATTACCTCTGTCAATATCAAATTTAAAGTGAGTTATATTTGTATCAACTAAGTCAAGAATAGGGCTTTTATCAGGTTCTAAACTAAAGCTTTCAATACCAACTGCTACAAATGGAATTTCAGTTAATGACTTACCTTTGATCTTAGGAAAAATCTCATCAACAGAAAAACCATCATCACTATTAGGTGTGAATAATCTTTGTCTATATTTACCTTCAAAAATATCTAATACTCTATAATTAGTTTGCTTTTTTTGTGCAAATTCATCATCTGTATCAACACTTATAATCTCACGTAATACAATTAAAGATGGTTTATTATTTACATATTTCCAGTTGATTATATCTTCTGTATTATAAACAGATATATAAGATTTACCATTGATACGAGCCTCAACATTCGCAGCAGTTGCGTCTATTAAAACACCAACTCGTCCCATTATTAGTACTTCAGTAGTTAGTTCTTTTGCTAGTTCTGAAAGTGATTGTTGCTTATTTGTAATAGATTCTAGTTCTAAATCACTTAAAGGTGTTTCAATTATCGCATCTTTAGCAAATATTAATCCAACTAAAGCATCAACCGTTCTTGCAGTTGCATTCATAAAATTAACTCTGTTTAAATATGTATTGTAAGATGGATCGTCTTGGTCCGTAAGTTTAGGAATATAAGCAGTCCCACGAGATTTAATCGCTTTATCACCTTCAATACAATCCCTTATTTTTTGCCAGTCTTTGACTCTATAAGCGTAACTTTCATGTATATTTGATACAGCCATATTTTAGCCTTTTTGTTATTATTATAGCTAAAATTAAGGTTTGTTAAATTCCTGATATTTTAATTTTCCTAAACTCGTAATTAATAGGGAACATATAAGCAAGTGGATATGTAGCTGAATCTGTAAAGTCATCAACTGTACCTGCACCGTTAAATTTCATAGGCTGCCCTTTTTCATCATAGCTATGTTGTTCGTAAGCTTTGGCAGTTTTAGGGCATCTTTTACAATTAACTAAAACCATATCTTTATCAAAACAATTATTAGTAATAGTAATTCTATCAAATACAGCAGGGTTTCTACTATTTACATAAATCATAAAACCAGCTTGTCTTAACATTTGTATATCTGTTTCGCTTGATGATGTTTTACGTGCATTTCCTGAAGCATCAGGATAAATACTTATACTTCGATTAGGATATTTATTCTTAAGATTAGTGATAATAGCTTTTGTATCGTATGATTCAATCTCATCTACTTGAATAAGCTTTTGTTTGCCTTCTATTGTTCGCTTAATGTAAACAGTTGATATACAGCCTCCAACGTTCCAATCTTGACCGAGATATAAAGCTTCTGTATTGTTTTCAATTATATCTGTATCATGTCTTTTTCTATCAAAGTAACCAAAAATTGTACCAGTTGTTAGATTTACAAATTCGCCATTAACGTATGCGTTAAATAAATTTTCAGGGTATTCAGCTTTTAAAGTATCTATAAAATCTTCTGGTAAATTATGAAGGTTTGAGTATGTACTTGCCTTTATTAGATTGTCAGTATTTATATTGAACTTTTCAACAAACCTATCATAAAACCACTTGAACCCTTCAGGAGTTCCAGCAACATCAATACAATTAATATAACATAGCTTTTTTGATTTTTTATGAAAATAAGTAAGTGGCGGTGGGATTCCCGTTTGTTGGAATATAAGCAAGGTATTTTTATCAGTTACAGGAACAACTAAACGATTACGTCCTAATATTTTTTTAAACGCTTTATCCATAGTTGTTTGATTTAATATATCAGTTTCATCTATAAGCGTATATCCAACTTGATAACCTACAATTGACTCAGGCTCGGACATATTCCTAAATAAAGTTTTTCCTATTTCTTTTTTATGTTTGTCTAATAGGAAAAATTCTTTATCTGATTTATTTAATCTATACTTATAACCTAAAGTGTCTGCAACAAGTGGAAAACCATCAAAAGCAATATCTTTAATATCTCCATAGGTAGGAAGATAATAAGCTGTTTTAGGTATCTTAAAATCAATTATTCTCATTAGACTTTTAAGCGTACCAATAAAGCTTTTTCCACTTCCAAATCCAGCAACAAATCCCGTATGTTTTGCACTACTCTCCAAAAAATCATATTGAGGATCGCTCAGCTCTAATATTTCATCTTCAGTCATTATTTAGATTATCACTTCTTCTTATTATTGTAACTCTCTTTTCTTCTATTTCTTGCACATTAGCGTTATTAACCTCAACCTTGCTATTAAATCGTTCATTGACTCCAAGTGTTATTGAAGCTTTATCAACTGTATCCATAGCCGTCTTATAGTCAATAGCTTGTAAGTCTATCTCCATTTCTCTACTTGTTGATAGACCCTTGCCGCACCCCTCAGTCACTATCTTTTTAGCCTTTTTACCTTTAATCAAATCTTGAACACCGTTTAAAATATCAGTCGTAATATCATATACTTTAATCCTGTTTTTATCTGTTGTATATTCTTGCTCTAATCTGTATTTTATGGCCTGCTCTATTGCATTGATTTCAGATGTACTTTTATCGGATTTTTTGGCTTTCTCGAAAAAGACTCCAGCTTCGACTATATCGGCATTTGACGGTGGTTCTTTTCCGACCAATTCCCGAATGACTTTTTCAGTTACTTTATAGGCTTTTGCTATCTGAACTTTAGTATATTGACCAGTATTCCACTTAGCAATAATATTGTTTTTTTGTACCTGTGAAAGCTTAGCCACTCAAACCCCTTACTTATATTGACTAAGAGCTTTTTTAATACAAGAACTTATCATTTGTGTCAGCTCTATATCTTTTTGTTTAGCCTTTAGTTCTTTTGCTATTATATTAAAACTTGCCATCTATTCAGTCTCAGTCAATATAACAACATCAACAACAACAATACTATATTTAATCCCATTATAATAGCAAGTATTATCAGGTCTTATATCCATTAAAGGCGTTCCACTTGTTGGCATACTTAATCTCAAAAACTCTTCTTTTGCTAGTTCCATCTATTTTTCCTATTTCTTTGTACTTCAAATCTATTAGATATTTTTCTTTTTTCTTGAATCGGTTTCAAAATAGGCAAAACCTCAAGAAAAACAATGAATAAAATAGTTAATAATTTTCTCAAATCTTACCCTTTAAATTTACAATAACACTTTAAATAAGCGTCATACTCATCATCTTCATTTAAACACCAGAATATACTTTTAAAATCTCTTATTTGACTTAGCTTTAAGTCTAAAAGCATTTCCATACCTTCGTCAATCTTCTTAAACTTTTGCATCTCAACCCATTCCCGAACTGTTGCAACTGAAACATCTTTATAACAATAGTAATGCATCGCAAAAGCCATTATATATAAATTATCATCAAATAATGTTGCAAGTTCGTAGAATTCGGTTAATCTGTGGTTCATTTAATTATACAATTTGCTTTCTAAATTTTTTTTCACAAATCCCATAACTTTATCTTCTACTTTTTTATAGTATTCATCAGCTTGTTTAATATATAGTTCTTCAAAACTCATAACTTTTTTTTCGTAAGCTTCATTTGTTTTTTTTGCTAATTTATTTTCTAAGTATTTTATGATTTCATCTTTTTCTTCTAAAAGACTAATCAATTTAATATCAGTATCAATTGACATTCCAACAGTTCTATTAGCTGTATTCAATCTATTTTGTAGGTCTTCTTTTTGTGCTAATAATCTTGCTATTTCTTCTTTTTGATTACCTATTTTAATTACATATTTTTCTAATTGTTTTTTTAAATTAAACACTTTTTTTTCTAATTTAATATGTTCTTCATCTTTGAAGTCAATATTAACTTCGTTTAACGTAGTATCTTCACAAGTTCCATTTGTTATAATGAATAAATTTGCATCTATTTCTTTAACGTCATATTTTTCAAAATATTCATAAGTAGCTCCGAAAGTAATATGTCCATCATTGATATATAAATATTTTTGATTCTCGCTCTGTATTGTATTTTTGTTTCCTGCCCAATAAATCCCATTCTCAAAACAAATCTCTTGTACTTTTTTGCTTTGTTCTGGTGTTACTCTCATTTTAATATTTTGTTTTATCACTTTATCTTCCTTTAAATCTTTATCTTTATACTCAACAATTTCTTGACAATCATCATCCCAAGTTAATGGATAATTTAGT